ATCCGCAAAACAGCCAACATCTCTCAGCATATGTAACCGAACAGCCAGACCCCACAGGCAGCGTCAACCGTGCATACCTGGGAACTAATTGGGGCCTACCTGGATCTAGCGTAATAGGTCGATCAGGAACTACTGCGCGGCCAATGTATGCTGAAATGAGATACGGAACTGAATTTGTAGGCGGCACCGCATCTGCAACTACTGGTTTTTTTGGCGCGTCCATTGGCAGCAGTAGCACTTTTTCTGTTAGATATAGTGGTACGGCTGCTAACCAATTGTCGACTTCGGCAACTCCAAGAAACGAAAACATTAACGTGTTTAGGAATGGCGGTGGATCAGTTTATACGGCAAATCGCCTAGCCTTCTACTCCATCGGTGAATCCCTAAACCTCGCCCTACTAGACGCCCGCGTGTCAGCACTTATCACCGCATTTGGAGTAGCAATACCATGACCAACACCGAAACCTATAACACTACGAGGTGTCAGCCATGAGCCCGATTTATGTACCGGGGAAGGTGGTGTTGGCGCAACAGCAAAAGTTTCCGGCTGTGCTGGGTGAGCCCTGGGGCGGTGGCTACTTCGCTGGCTACATCAGCCACACTGCTAACGGCAGCCCCACCCATGCGCTGATCGTGGCGCCTAGGGCTACTGGTGCTACAGGCGGCGGCTACACGCTGACCACAAACCTTCAGTGGAAGACTGCCAACACAACAACCGCTGGCACCACTAGCTCCTTTGATGGTGCAGCAAACACTGCCGCAATAGTTGCCGCAGGCATAAGCGATCACCCTGCTGCTCAGTTCTGCGTAAATCTCAGCATTGGCGGATTTACTGACTGGTATTTGCCATCAAGATACGAAATGTCTATCGCATACTTTAACTTAAAGCCTACAACCGCCGTTAATGACGCATTTAGTGGGGCTAACCCATACTCCGTGCCATTAAGAGCCATTAACAACACAACCACTTATCCATCAATTACTCATGTTACCGGATTTACGAATACTTCGGAAGCGTTTGTGGCTGACTTTCACTGGATATCCGAGCAGAACGCTATAAGTACAGCTTTTGTTTATAGGTTTTCTAATGGCCAAGAAGGTGCGTCTGATCCGAAAGTAAATACTTTTAGAACTCGCGCCTTCCGCCGCATAGCCTTATGACCTACCTCTTAGACACTGCCACTAATCACGCCTGGAGGATGGTGCCATGAGTTGGGTTATTACGCCGCAACAGCGCATCCCAGCAGTTATTGGCGAAGCTTTTGGTGGTGGCTTTTTCGCCGGCTACATCAGCCACACTGCTGACGGCAACCCCACCCATGCATTGATTGTGGCGCCCAAGGCTACAGGCGCAACTATTGCGCAATTCAAAACCACTAACACCGTTACCGCTGGAACATCCAGCGACTTTAACGGTTTTGCTAATACTGCCGCCATGGTCACAGCGGGCATTGCTGTTCATCCCGCCGGTAATTTTTGTACCGGCCTAAGTATTGGCGGATTTACAGACTGGTATCTACCTGCTCGACTTGAATTAGACATTGCTTATTTCAATTTAAAGCCAGACAGTACGGCCAATAACGCAGCTTTTGGCGCAAACATTTACGCGGTGCCGCAACGCAACAGCAATTGGACTTCTTCTTACCCAACGCAAACTGTGTTGACTGCGTTTAGCGTTGGCACAGAAGCCTTTGCCCTTGAAAACACTTGGTCATCTACGCAAGATGACATTTCAGCGTTCGCACGCCTTGTAGATTTTAGAAATGGTGCCCGTAACTTGAACAATAAAGACGGTCCTAGGCAAATGAGGGCCTTCCGCCGCATAGCTCTCTGAGCTCTCGTAGTGTCCCCGACTAAGCAGCCACGCTTACTCGCGACCTGATCCACGCCTACCGGGTGCTGCGCCAACGGCCCCGGCTTTCTTGTGTGCTGCGGTAGCTAGGCTGTACCCGTGGCAAAAACCTATGCTGACCGACGACCCCTCCATCTACTTGGCTGACTTCGGTGTCACTGTCACTGCCGGCGCCGTCACGGGTACGGGCATCCTCGACATGCCCAGCGAGATCCTGCTCGACAATCAAATAATCAGCACCGACTACACCGTCACCTGCGAGGCCTCCAAGTTTGGCGGCCTGCTTTACGGCTCCCAGCTCACCGTTAACGGCGCCGCCTACGAAGTCCGCGCCGCCGTCCTCCTCACCGACGGCGTATTCGTCCAGCTAAGCCTGCAGCGCTCAACTGAGGTGCCCTACACCACCGTTCTCACCCCCATAGACGCCAACGGGCCTGATGCAGCTATCGACGACCTAGGCATCGCGCAGCTCGACCCCGAAATCGACGGTGGCTCGCCCATTTCCGCCTACATTGATGGCAACGATCTAGACGGCGGCGGGGTCCTATGAGCAGCACAGCTCGCATAAGAGTTCGCCGTGGCACCGCCGCCGCCTGGACCGCCGCTAACCCCACACTGCTGCTAGGTGAGGTTGCTGCCGAGACGGACACTCTGCGCCTTAAAGTCGGCACCGGATCGACTGCTTGGTCCTCACTGCCGTACTACAGCCTCGCTGACACCGACCTTGTGCGCGGCCAGGTTAGCAAGATGGACAGCGGCACCATTGACATAGTTACGCAGGGCGTGTACGTAAGCACGGGACTTACTGGCACCTTCGACAGCGCCACCGCAAACGGCATGACGCTTGGCACTGTGAACACCTTCGCCGTCAAGAACACCAGCGGCGCCACCAAGCTGATGCAGATCTATGGCAGCATCGACGCCAAGACCGTCAGTGGCAACAACAAGGTCCTCGGCATCAAGTTGGCCAAGAATGGCACCGCCATAGATCAAACTGAGTGCCGCGCCCTCACCGGCTCGGGCAACGAGGAAGCCAAGTTGGTCACCAACTGGATGATCAGCATGGCCGCCAACGATGAAGTAGCACTGTTCATCGCCAACCACAGCAGCAACGTTGACATCACCCTCGGCCGTGCTCGCCTCGTCGCCACCGAGGTGCGCTAGTGGCCACCAAGCGCGAAAGCATAATGCAGGCGCTATTTACAGCGCTAACCGGTACTACAGGCGTTAGCACCCGCATCTACCGAAGCCGCGTCGAGCCGGTGGCCCGCGCCGAATCCCCCGCCCTGGTCCTCGAACCAGTAAACGATGTGGTCGAGCAGAACACCTGCCTGCCAACCCTTGACCACACCCTCACCGTTCGCGTCGTCGTAATAGTCCGCGCCAACGTCCCAGACCAGACCGCCGACCCCATAATCGAGTCGCTCCACGCCAAGATCGTCGCCGACTTGACCCTAGGCGGCCTGTGCATCGACGTACAGCCGGGGCCTACAGAGTTCACCCTCGAACAGGCCGACACCCCCGTAGGCGTCATCTACTGCACCTACCGCGTCCTCTACCGCACATCCGTAAGTGACCTGAGTGTGTAGCTGCGCCGCTTCGCCATAGCGAAGCTATGCAAGCGCCGCCGCCTAGACTCAAACCTAGTTACCACGCAATCGCATGGCTAAGACTGAAGTAGCGCAGCCTGCGCCGGAAGAAGCGCCGCAGCACGACTTAATAGCGTCGCCTACGCCGGAAGTGGCGCAGCACGACCTAGCGCCGCAGCACGACTTAGTGAAGCAGCGCAGCCTAGTTGAAGTCGCCGCGTTTAGCGTTGTTGATGAGTTTCACGGGCAGGGGGGCTCTTACCTCCTAGACCCTGCAACAGGTATCCGCACACTCGTTGAGCGGACCAAACCCGCTTCCCTCTAAGAGGAACAACCCATGGCCTTGCTATCTCGGAAACGCCTGATCCTCCTTAAGAAGGAGAGCACTTATGGCACCGACATTGTTCCCGCCGGCACCGATGCCGTGCTGGTACGTGACCTCAGCGTTACGCCCCTGCAGAGCGACGTAGTTAGCCGCGACCTGGTACGCGCTTACCTCGGCGCCTCTGAGCAGCTGCTCGCCAATACCCGCGTTGAGTGTCAGTTCACGGTCGAGCTGGCAGGCTCCGGCACCGCCGGCACCGCTCCTCGCTACGGCGCAGCTTTGCAGGCCTGCGGAATGAGCGAAACGCTGGTCGCCTCAACTTCGGCAACCTACGCGCCCGTCAGCACCGCTTTCAGCAGCTGCACCATCTACTACAACCTGGACGGCGTACTCCACAAAGTCACAGGCGCCCGCGGCACCTTCACCCTCAACGCTGAAGTCGGCCAAATCCCGTCGATCCAGTTCACTCTCACCGGCATTTACGTTCCGCCCACGGACACAGCCGCCCCTGCTGTCACCTACTCCGCCCAAGCCACCCCGCTGATCTTCAAGCAGGGCAACACCTCGGCTTATCAGTTCTTCAGCTACGCTGGCTGCCTCCAGTCAGTGAGCTTGGACATTGGCAACACCATTGTCTACCGCGAATTGGTTGGTTGCACTAAGGAAGTGCTGATCACGCAGCGCAACGTCACTGGCACGGTGATGATTGAGGCGGTGACCATCGCCACCAAGGACTACTTCAGCGCCGCATTGACCGACGGAACTACGGGTAACCTGACCTTCCTGCACGGCACCACAGCTGGCAACCGCGTCACCCTGACTGCGGCCCGCGCCGACCTCGGCGACCCCAGCTACGGCGACACCGACGGCATCGCCATGCTCAACCTGCCCTACACCTCAGTCCCCAGCGCCAGCGGCAACGACGAGTTCACATTGGCCTTCACCTAGGCCGCGCCACTTCGCCGCTAAGCCGCTAAGTTGCGCCGCCTCCAAGCTGCGCCGCTTAGTGGCTTCTTTATGCGCTACGCTGCCTATGCCCGCCTAAAACCTATGTCTTTCGTTCGCAAAAAGGTCAAGACCTTCAAGTGGCCCGTAACCGTTGAAGAGCCCGCAGATGGCGGCATCTTCGACTCCAGCACCTTTGACATCACCTTCAAGCGCCTGGGCCGTAAGGAGTTCGCAACCCTAAGCGAGAAGGGGGATCTTATTCTGCTCAAGGCTGTGGTGCTTGCGTGGGACGGAATCGACGACGAAGAAGGCAAAGCAGTGCCCTTCTCCCTCGAAGCCCTCAAGGAGTTCAGTGACGACCCCTACTGGATTCGCGGCGTCCTCAAGGCCTACACCGAGACCTTCGACGGCGCTAAGCAGGGAAACTAAGCGGCGCCGCTAGGTATTGGGCGCAAGGCGGTAAGCGGGAAGAGGACAAAAGCAGCGAGGACGCGGCAGCGTTCGGTCTCCGCTTACCCGCTGCGCCGCCGCCCGACGGCGCAACTTACGAGGTCTGGGAGGAGAACTGGGACACGGTGCTTATGTTCCTGCGTATGCAAACGCAGTGGAACACCACCATGGCCGGCTACTTAGGCCTGAAGTACGACGTGCTGCTCATGTCCGGTGGCCTGTTCGACCTATACTGCATCAAGGACCGCGCCGCGATGCTGGAGGATCTTCAAGTGATGGAGTCCGCAGCCCTAAGCGAGCTGAGCAAGAGCGAGGATAAGTAGCGTGGCTAAGCAGGTTGAGGATATTGTCGTTCGCCTAGTTGGCGAAGGCTTCGAGGCCCTCGACAAAATAAAGGGCTCCTTCCGCGAGCTAGGTAAGGTCACCAACCTGGCCGAAAAGGACATCCTCTCCGCCCGCGACAGCCTGCTCGACTTCGCTAAGAAGGCGGGCAATACCGAGGCCGTAAACAAGGGCCTAACTGACGCCTTCAAAGGGCTGCGCAGCCAAGTTGACGTTAACAGCGCCACCTACCGCAGCTTTAGCACTGACATTGCCCGTCTTGAGACAGAACTCCGCGGCTCCACCGCTGCCATCGACCGGCAGCGCACTTCCCTACTAAGCAACGCAGCCGCTGGTAAAGAGAACGTTGCTTCACTTCAGCGGCAAGTGGACGCGCTTCGCCAACTGCAGCAGGAAACACGCCCAGGTTCCTCTGCATTCCTGCAGTTAGGCAAAGACATTGACACCGTAACCATAAAACTCGGTAAGCTAAAAAGTGAAGCACAGGCCTTCAACTTAGCTTTAGGGCAGCAGGCAGGCGCCACACCTGAAGTACTTAATAGGCAGATTGCAACGCTTCAGAAGGGTCTGCAATCTGTGCGCTTTGACGCAGAGCAGTTTGTAGAAACCCTGCGTAAGATTCAGCTGCTTCAAATAACGCAAACAGGCCGCACCGGCCGAGCTGGAGTCATAGCTGACTTTGAGGCTTACCGAAGCCGTGAGTTTACTGCGGGCTATGCCGACCCATCGCGCCTCGCCGCGATGCCGGACACCACCGCCGCGCTAAATCAAGAACTAAGCGAGCTGACTAAGCGACTCGATAATGTTTCACGCGGAGGCACTGATTACGTTGCAGTTTCCTTACGCATTGCCGACATACAACGACAGTTACGCACAGAGCTTGTAGGAACCACTGAAGCCTTTAGGCAGCTAGACATAGCCCAAACCGGAGCTGATAGGCGTGCGGGTAAGCTAGCCGATATTCAAGAGTACTACCGCACTCAGGGGCCTACCGCTCCAGGTGTTGGCGGCTTCCGTGACCCCCAAACGGGCGCGATGCTTGCTGCAGGTAGCCGCCTACAGACAGACATCCGCCCTGGAACGCAATACGACCAACCCATTGGCCCTCAGCCCGTAAACCCAGCGTTTGCTGCATTTGAAAGCAACATAAAACAGAGCCAAGATCGCATAACTAGCATTTACGATGACGCCTACGTACGCCGCACTCAGTTACAAGCGGACTATAACCAAATCAGCATAGACAAGCTCCTAACGGGCTTAGATATGGAGGGGCAGGTTCGCAATGCTGCCTTTGGGCGAGAACTAGCGGACTTCGACAAACAACTAGAAGCACGCGACAAGCGACGCGGCCGCCGGCTTACAGGCAGCCAACTCGCTCAAGGCGCGGGCGCAGCCATAAGTGGTGGCATCTTTGGTGGCCCCGAGGGCCTTATCGGCGGCCTGGGCGGCCTGGCGGTTGGCGGGGTGGGTGGCGCCTTTGCTGGTGCGGCCGCTGGTGCGCAGGTCGGTATGTTCCGGCAGCAGCTGGCCGGCACCGCGGAATACGCAGCCAGCATCGGCAAACTGCAGATCGCCTTGCGCGGCGTAGTTGGCAGCCAGGCGGCCTACGACCAGGCGATCCGCTCTGCGGCCGCGGCCACCCGCGACCTGAACATTCCCCAAGAGGAGGCGACCCGCGGCCTCACCCGCCTCAGCGCCGCCGTGATCGGTGCCGGTGGAACGGTCGCCGACTCCAGCTTTGCCTTCCGCGCCATGAGCGAGGCAATCAAAGCAACAGGCGGCAACGCCGAGCAAGTCGACGGCGCATTGCTAGCGCTAACCCAGGTCTTCTCCAAAGGCAAGGTCAGCGCTGAGGAACTCAACCAAATCGCTGAGCGCCTACCTGGCACGTTCACCCTGTTTGCCCAGGCCGCCGGCAAGACCGGCCCCGAACTGCAAAAGGCCCTCGAACAGGGACAGGTCGGCCTAAACGACCTGATGAAGTTCCTCGACCTAACCAGCAAGCGGTACGGCACCACCGCGCTGACTATCGCTGGCTCGTCTCAGGATGCAGGCGCCCG